TTATTTTTTACTAATTTCATCAGCTTTTTGAATAGTATTATTCATGGCTTCACGAATGGCGTCTGCTTGAGTAATTCCAAGAATTTTACATGCCTCTTTGAACTGATCTACGAAGTCATTTTTAAAGGAAGCACGAACGGTTTTCATGTTCTCTTTTTTCCATTCTCGTTTATACTCATTTTCATTAAATTTAGTCATTTGTATCACCTCTTTTTCTGTAGTAGATATAGCATACAATCATCACTATGCAGCTGATCCATTTCACTATATCAAAAATAGTAGGATTGGCAAACTCTCCTTCGAAGCCTTCAATAATAACGACTAAGGTTAATGCACATACAATAATATCAAAGATTTTCATTGATGATGATAGAGGAACATGTTATATTATAAATGATAAGGGAGGATGAGGTTGCCCTCATCTCTTGCCCTTGCGATTTTTAGACTTCTTAGATTTTTTTCTAGCAGTAGTAATGATTAAGCAGATCGAACTAACAATTGCTAGGAAAGCTTCTGAGAGGTCTTTTATTATTTCGCTAATATGTTCATCCATCTTCACACCTCCTTCCTTACATTATTATTATAACATAGTAGGCATACTATGTCAATAAAAATATATAAAAAGATGCAGATTTTTAATAGAATTTGCATCTTTTTTTCTTATAAAATATCGTATTTTGATATATCCTATCGCACTTGGATATAAGGGAAGATAAAGTCTAATATATGTAGTATTTTAGTCGTGGGTTTTATTAACTTTTAATGTATCGTTAATTGTTTTTAAATTAAGCATTGCCATGTAAAGAACTTTCTTTTTCTCTTCTTTTTTATTAGACATTAAGATACTTTGCAATTCAGAAATTATTGTGAAAATTGCATGTTGATTATCTTCGTCTTCTTGTTCAAATATATTTAATATTCTTTTTAGCATTTGAGGAAATTCGTTATTTATAGAATTTAGAACATCTAAATCATCCCATATCATAGGCTCTCTTATATCTGTTTCTCCACGCAAAAAAGATCCACTCACATTAAAAAAATTTTCTAGTGCAACCATATTCTGTGAGCTAGGTTCTCTTACGCCACGTTCCCAATTCATAATTGTTCTAAATGGAATATTTAATTGTTCACCCATTTGTTTTTGTGTTAAACCTTTTTCTTTTCTTAAAAGTCTTATGTTGTCAGCGAGCTTCACGCTTATCACCTCTTTTATAGTATAGCAATTATGTAACCACTTGGATAGAAAAAACACATCTAATAAATAAAAAAATGTCTTGACCTAACCACGTGGGTATCTTATAATATGATTAAGGTAGCCATATGGATACATTTGGAGGTGGTTATATGTATTTAATACCTAATATTGACGAAATCAAAAAAAAGAGAAAAGCTAAAGGTTTGTCTAAATGCAAATTATCTATTGAGGCAGGCTTAGGTAATCAAGCTCTAAGCAGAATTGAAAGGCAAGAAACAAAAAAGATACATCCGTTAAGAGCTAAAGAAATTGCAAGAGTATTGGAATGTAATGTAAATGATATTTTTAAGGAGGAATAATAATGATTATTTTCTATTATAACGATAACAAACAAAACGATAACAAGGGTGTTAAAACCGAAGAAATAGATCGCATATTTTCTCACATAGAAAGGGCATCCGAATCCAACATAGACGTTGAACAATGTGAAATAGACACATTAGTTGAAGAAACGAGTGAACATAAAACAAATAATTTTAGTAAAAATCTTCGTTTATTAAGAAAATCTTTCAAACTTAAACAAGAAGATATTAAAGAAAAAACTAATATTTCTCATCACACAATTGCAAGTTATGAAATTGGTAGACGTGAACCTACAGCTAAAGACCTTTGCTTACTTGCAAAACTCTTCAATGTAAATCCTATGTGCTTAATGGAGAAAGACTTATCTAAACACAATTATTTGCATGTTGTTAGTAAGAGCAATAGTTTTGCAGAGAATCTAAAAATAATAAGAAATTCTTTAAAAATGACACAAAAAGAATTTGCTTATTACACTGGCTTAACTCTCAAATCAGTTATCAATTATGAAAATAAAGTTCATTTACCTGATTATTCAAGTTTAAAAATACTAGCTGAGAAGCTGGTTATAGATCCATTTGAATTAGTGGGTACTGGTAAATAATAACCAGTCCTTCTTAATGCAGCCAGCGGAGGTCACAAGCCCTCGAATAATGCAGAGTGAGGAGGTGGTTAAATGGAGACGCTAACACTTCAAGAATTAGCAGAATTAAAAGGATGTCACAGAGTTAGAATTCAACAACTTGTTACAGAAGGCTTTTATAAATCTGTACAAGTTAAAAATTCAAGAGGTAGATTAGTTCATGCCATACCTCTAGATCAACTGACAGAAGAGGAACAACAAAAATACTACCAATCTAAAGGTATCTTAAATACTAACATTGAAGTACAAAATGCTGAAAAGTTAGAGTTCATGAGTACCGAAGAAAGAGAAGAATGTGTATTTTGGGAAAATGTTATTAATGAATGGCAATCATTCAGGAATAAAGAAAACGTAAGAAATAAGAGTGAAGTTGATGAACTATTTATCACAAAGATGAAGTTAGAACATCCTGAACTTAATATCTCCACAAGTATTCTTTATCGGAAGTTTAAAGCCTTAAAAAATGGAGATTTAGAGGGCTTGATTGATAAACGAGGAAAAGCCAAAAAAGGTTACACAAAAATTGATGAACATGTGTGGCAAGTATTCTTGAGTTTCTTGTTAGACCAAGCAAAGCATCCACTTAGAAAATGCTATCAATATACTCTGTTATATATTCAAGATACAGCACCTGAGTTATATGAGAATATACCTGCTTATTGCACCTTTACAAGGCATGTAAAAGCCGATATTCCTGATGCAATCTTAACTCTTGGAAGAGATGGCGATAAGGCATTTGACGATAGATGTGCGCCATACATACGAAGAACTTATGACAACATGGATTCAAATGACTATTGGATTGGTGATAACCATACAATCGATGTAATTGTTGGGGATGGCGAAAAGACATTCAGACTATACCTAACAGCCTTTATGGATGCACGAAGTGGAATTATGACATGTATCTACATTACAGATACACCATCATCACAAGCTTCAATTTATTCATTAAGACGAGGCATTAAGAAGTATGGAATACCTAAGAATGTTTACTTAGACAATGGTCGAGAGTTCTTAACGTTTGACTTTGGTGGTTCAGGACACAGAAAGAAGAAAAAGGACGAAGATAAATTCGCTCCTCCACCAATTCTTGAACGATTGGGGATCAATATGGTCAATGCCTTAGTTAGAAATGCAAAGGCTAAAATCATAGAAAGAAGATTCTTAGATTTCAAAAACAGTATTTCTAGATTATTTGCAACTTATACAGGTGGAAACGTAGTTGAAAAGCCTGAAATATTAAAAGTTGAACTTAAAAACGGAAATATACCTGATAAAGAAGCGTTTATCAAAGAAATCGAAGAACTGATTGAATATTATTTGAATTATGAAGAATACAACGGTGCAGTTGCAGCAGATAAAGGTAAAAGAAAGATTGATGTATATCAAGAAAACCTTCATACGAAGATAACTGCAACCGAAGAACAATTAAATCTCATGATGTTAAGATCCACTAGAGCTCAAAAAGTGACAAGACGTGGCGTTAGCTTGAAGATTGGTGGAACTCAGCTAGATTACTTCAACAACGAACTAATCATGCAGATGCTGAATAAGAAAGTTTATCTAAGATATGATCCTGATGATTTATCCAGCGTTAGGGTTTATGACCTTGATGATAGATTCATTATGGAAGTTGAAGCAGACAATGTCGCTGTACTTGAATATGGAGCAAGTAAAGAAGACGTTAAACAAGCGATGGCTAAAACTAGAGAGCTTAAGAAAATCACTAAGAAAGCAATCAATGATTCAATCATCGCTAATATCGATAGAAATACTGCACTTGAATTGATGTTGAAATCAGCTAAAGACAACAAAGACAGTGAAATTTCTAAATCAAGCTACGATTTAGAGGTCTTAAGAGCGGATGAAGATCCAGCGTTATACAAAATGCCTGATGTTGATTTAGACAAGATGAATATAAACTCAATTAAGCGACAAGGAGGAGATTATTATGCTTAACGTTGCAGTTAAAGAAAGACTTGAGAACTACATGAAAGAAGCTGGTGTTTCTCAAGCAAAGATTGCGCCACTGATTGGCGTGAGTATGACAGCTCTATCACAATATAGAGGTGGTAAATACAAGGGTGATGTAACAGCAGTAGAAGCTAAAATCGTTGAATATTTAAACACTATTACTGAACAAGAGGAAATCAAAGAAAAGGTTCAAACATATAAACCGATGGACGATTACATTCCTATTTCTATTAGCGAAGACATTTATAAGATGATTAGATACGCTCAATTAAACGGAGGTATCGCCATCGCCCATGGTGATGCAGGAATTGGTAAAACAAAAGCAGCACAGAAGTATGTAAGAGAAAATCCAACGCAAGCAATCTATATGGAAATGAGTCCTGTAGCTGGAACTCTAGGCAATATGCTTAGACTTCTAGCTAGGACACTTAAAATTCCTGAAAGCAGAAACAAGATGGAGTTGATGCTTGCCATCCGAGATAAATTGGAAGGAACAAACCGAGTGATCATCATTGATGAAGCTCAACACTTGAAATTATCAGCACTTGAACAAATACGAACACTTGCTGATCCAAACTCAATTACAGGAACAAAGGGTGTTGGAATCGTGTTAATCGGAAATACAGAGGTCTATTCAAAGATGAAAGGTAAACAGGAAGCACAATTCGCTCAGTTATTCTCAAGAATTAAGATGAGTCGATACTATTCAACATCCAATGTTACCGATGATGATGTAGAAAAATTATTCCCAGTATTAAAACAACAAGGTTTGAATAAAGAATTAAACTTCTTAAAAGGTGTTTGTAAATCAAAATGGGGCATTCGTGGAGCAACCAATGTTTATGAAAATAGCATTAACAATGATGATGTTTCAGTAAATGGATTGTTCGCCATGGCTAGAACATTGGGAATAGAGGTTATTTAAAATGCTAAATACATTGATAGAAATAAGACATAACATCTGCACTGCCATAGTTGTATATGCAATCTATGTAAGTATAAAAAACAATAAAGAGGAGAGAAACGAAAGTGAGAAAGAGAAAAATTAAAAAGACATTGATTAGCGTTGTAATCGGAGTGATTTTAGGTATTTTGCTTAGTGAAGTAACTTCTAAGCTAAGCATACAAGACTGTTTGTTATTAGCATCTATTCTATTGATTCTTGTGATTGTAACTGCAGCTATTATGGCTGAAGATCTAGAGATTAGAATTAAAAAAGCCTATTTAGAAGGAAAACAAACGCTAAATTGTAAATGCACACACACATTAAAAACTGAGGACAAATAAAGTCCTCCTTAATGCAGCCAACGGAGGTCACAAGCCCTCGAATAATGCAGAGTGAGGAGGTGAAGATAATGAGATTAGTAAGGGATTCTCTATACTTTGAACCTAGAGTGATCACTACGGTCGGCTCATTGCATTGGTTTGGTGATATTTATCTTGCCGAAGAATTGTTAAAGTTGGCAACACAAACAGTTTATATCCGAGATGACAGGCAATATCTGTATGTTTATCGAATGAAAGAAGATGCATTTAATGTAGAAAAGATACAAGCGACTTTTGAATTAGTATGCAAGTTGAAAAAACATGACGATAAAAGAAGATATGGAAACCAGTTCTTAAAGTAGGAGGAACATATGGCAACGAAGAAATATAAACGCATGACCAATCGTGAAAAAGAAGAAAGAAAACGTATCAAAAAGATTTTACAAGAAGATGGGATTCTTCCACCTGATAAACCTAGGCTAAACAGAAAGAAGTTCGCTCAAGAAGTTTGTGATGAATGGAAAGATTACAGCTTAGGGGACTATGTGAAATTGAATACATTTATCATTGTCCTAGAAATGATGACGAATTCAGGTCGATACGGAAACATCAGTAAAGAAGATCTTGGTATTTTAAAACTTAAAAAATGTGCGATGGTGTTGGATCAAAAACTTCAAGAGAACGGTAATAGGATGACTATTGAACAGATTACTGAAGTTATTGAACCTATATGGAAATTGTGAGGTGATAAAAATGGGCTATCAGAACATGACCAACGAACAAATCAAAATAAGAATTGAATGGATCGATAGAGAGTTATTCTATATCGACATGAAAGACCGATGGGATGCTTGTGATTGGAGTTTAGTACACGAGTATGAAAAGGAAAAAAGAGAGCTTCAGGCAATGCTGGAAGCTAGAACTGAAAAAAAATAGTATGACTGGACAAGAATTCTTTGAAAAAGTAACTAAAAATCCAAGATACAAGCACTTATACGAGAACAACATACATTTCAATACACAAATGCAATATCTCAAGTCAAAGCCCAAAGTCCTTACATCAACCTTACTTGGCTCAATCGCTTACTTAAGCATGCTTCTTATGTATCAAGATTTAGAAAAAATAAGAGAAAGTGACAATGGAATAGGAGTTTAACATGGATAAAAAAGAGGTTTTAAACAAACTTAAAAAATGCGAAGAGGATTTAAAAAACACTTCTTCGCCAATGAGAAAAAGAGACCTGTTGAAGTACAAAAGAAGACTTCAAAAAGAAATGAACAAATGCAGGAGGATGGAACAATGAAAAGATCGCTTCTGATTGTTTCGCTAATGCTCACTATCATGGTAACGAATAAGGTATATGCCTTGACAATCGCTCCAGTGAATAAACTAACAGCAACCGAAACAGAAACTATCGAAACCAAAGCTAATGAGTTAAAAACAGAGGTCAGGACATATTACGATGTCCCTCTTGATATAGGGCTTCAAGATTATATTAGAGAAGAGTGCATAAATGCAGGATTAGATATGGAATTAGTACTTGCGATTATGAAGGTAGAAAGTGATTTCAATTCAGAAGTTATATCTAGTACAGATGACTTCGGACTTATGCAAGTCAATAAAATCAATTTTGAAGAGGTAGAAAGAGCACTTGGACTAACAAATATGCTTGATCCACACCAAGGCGCTAAGGCTGGCATCTATTTATTAAGCAAGCTGAAATGGTGCGAAAGTGAACATCAAATGCTTATGGCTTATAACATGGGTGTTACAGGCGCTCAAAGGTTATGGAAAGAAGGCATTTATGAAACAAACTACTCTAAGAAGGTATTAAAAGCAAAAGAATTGATAGGAGGTAATCAATATGAAATCACAGTATTTTGTAATCAAGAAGCTGAATGGTGAAAAGCGATTTGCCAAGGTTGATGAAGAGCTAACAGTAGAAGAGTTTATGGCTTGCTTTTCTTTGTATGTTAAAGAAGCCTATCCGATTACAGAAGATGAATACAAAAAATGCACTGGGGATAAATAACCCATTGCTCTAATGCAGCCAACGGAGGTCACAAGCCCTCGGATAATGCAGAGTGGAGCATACAAAAGCAAAGGAGGAAAAACAGATGGAAAACAAACTTTATAAAAAGATTTCTAGAACTGGTGGAATAACGATTCCTGCACAGGTGAGACATCAGATGAACATTCCAAAAGGTGCAGCAGTAGAAATCGTTCAAACGGAAGACAATAGCCTTCTCATCAAAAAGCATATCCCTACATGCATGTGTTGTGGAACTGCTGACCATGTAAAAGTGTTTAATGGCGTGGAACTATGCACGACATGTGCTAGTAAGTTCACTGGAGGTGGCGAACATGGAAATTAGAGAGAAAGTTGATCGCTACGCTGAACTAGATGCACAACTAGCAGGCATTAAAAATGAAATGGATAATCTAAAAGCTGACTTTGAAGAATACGCTGAAAAGGATTTACAGGACACGAAACTAAAAACTGTAGAAATCTATGGAAGTAGTGGTGCTAAAGTCATCGTACAAAATGCAGCAACAGTCAAACCAATTTCATGGGTAGTTATCAAAGAGGTTTTAGGAAAGACCGTTCCTGATTTCATCAAGGAAGAAACAAAACTCTCATTGACCGATGTTGCCAAAACAATGTTGGCGAATATGTTTAAGGGAGATTATATTGAAGATACATTATCTAATGTTGTCGCTCATATGACTCCTGACCAAAAGAAACAAACGCTTCTTATGAAACGTTTAAAAGGCAAATACAAGCAAGACCAAAAGAACATCTTGAAGTACACCGACCTTAGTGAAAAAGAAGCAAGTGATAATGCATTCCTTGTACAGGATGTTATGGCTTATCAAAATATCTTGAGAATTATTGAAGCTTCAGGATTTGATGGAACTGTTGAAGAGGCAGTAGCTAAAATCAAGAGTTCATTGATTGTCGAAGATTCAATCAAGGTAACGCTAGAAGCGGAATAATAGAAAGGAGCAATCTTATGAAAACTGTTGAGAGATGGCAGACCAAAAAAATATATGCTATTGCAAGTGCATTAGGATATGTTGATCGCCAAGATAAAGATAATGACATCTTGCATATGATTATTTTTAGTCAAACATGTAAATATTCAACTAAGGAACTAACGTATCGTGAAGCCAATGAAATCATCGCCTACTTGGAAAAACAACAGAATAATAAGATTGATGAAGTCATGACTGCAGGACAAAAGAAGAAATGCTGGTCACTCATGTATGAGCTTCAATCTTTGGATAGAGAGCCAAATACTGCTCCTGTAGGCGAAAGATTGGCAGGTATTATAGAAAGACAGTTCCAAGTAAGATCAACCCCACAACGCATATTTAATCGCCTTTCAAGAGATGATGGAAACAAACTGATTGAAATTTTGAAAAACTACGTTAGGACAGCTGAAAGAAAATGGATGAGTTAATTGAAAGTGCAGATGTAACGTTGGATGATTTAAATGAAGAACAGTTACAGGTCGTTGAAGTCATTGGTTTAGAAGCCTATAAGCGTTTGATTTACTATTATGCAGGAACAAGCATCTACATTCCTAAGTTCAGTGAAATAGAGCGAAGAAAGCGCAATGAAAAGATACGCATTGAATATGAGAAAAATGGGGATATCAAAGCACTTGCCTTGAAGTATGGCTTATCAGAGATACAGATACGAACAATCATCGGTGATTTGTTTAAAAACAAAAAAACTGATCCATACGAAGGACAAGTCACATTGTTTGATTTATAGAAAAGTTAAAGAAAGTAGTAAAGTTTAACTATAAAGTAGTTTATTTTACCACTTTCTTTTTTTTATCTAAAATTTGCCTTGTAATAACGAGCAAGGAGGTATAGAAATGGAATATTTTTTAGAATTGGCAATTGGTACAGTCATTACGGTTATCACTTACTTTTTAAAAAAGACTATGGACAAGATTGATAAAACAGATCATAAAGTTCAACAAATCGAAAAAGATTATATTACCGAAATTGCTCATGAAAAGATTATTAAAGAAATCAAGAAAGATATTCAAGATATCAAAACTGACTACACGCCTAAAACTGAATTCAAAGAAGTGGTCAAAGAATTCAGAAACGATTTAAAAGAAGCACAGAAGCAGTTTTTAACAAAAGAAGACTTTATTCGTGAGCAACGAAAAACAGAAACTAAACTAGATGAAATCTATAAATTACTGTTGAAAGAGAGGGGATAGAAATGGCAGATAAAGAAATGTTAAAAAAGCGACTAGAAGCTGCAAACTTTATCAGCAACAATGGTCGTGTATTAAGAACGATTAACGTTCTTAGATATAAGTACAACGAACTTAAAAGCGTTGAAACAGTGTTAGAAATGGATGGAGTTGAAAAATGGGAATTTTTAGACTGTATCAACTATCTAACTGAAGAAAAATATATTCGTTTAAGAGATATCGCTACAAAAAATGAAGTATTGGAGCTATCTCAGGATGTCAACTACAGAAACCTTGAAGCTAAGCTTACTAGCAAAGGAATAAGACTTTTAGCAAGAAACATTGTAGACGATATGGTCGAGGTATAAGCCTATGGCTAATCGAAAACACAGTAAGATTGACAACTTGCCTGAAGATCTTAAATCTGTAGTTGAAACTATGCTTCAGTCCGATGCAACTTATACGGAAATCGTAGAGTTCCTAAAAGAAAATGAACAATCGGTATCAGTAGCCAGTGTGTGTAGATATGCTCGTTCATTCAATGCCAATATGGAAGCGTTGAAGATGACGCATCAGAATTTCAAACTGGTAAAAGAAGAATTGGATCGTAATCCTGATCTAGATATGGCAGAAGCGATTATCCGTATCACATCAGGCAACGTGTTTAATCGCCTAGCAAGCACGAAAGAAGAAGACTGGGATGAAGTAGATCTAGCGAAACTGATGAAGGAGTCTAATGCTCTTATTCGTGCGACTGCGTATAAGAAAAGAGTTGAAATCCAAAACCAAGATGTTAAGGATGCAGCGATTGAAGAATTTAAAACATTATTGTTCTCTTCTATGGCGAAGGAAAAACCTGAGCTATACAAGGAACTTGTCAAATATTTAAATGCAAAGAAAACAGAAGAAATGGAGGGATAGATATGTGGTACGTGATACAAGTAAAAGGAAGCCAAGAACTTCAAATACAGAAGCAATTGGAGTCAGCTGGGTATCAATCCCTTGTTCCAAGAGAAAGTCGCTTGATTCGTTCAGGAGGCGCTTGGATTCAAAGAGAATACATATTATTCCCTAACTATGTTTTTGTAGAGACCGACTTCAAAGCAGAAGACTTCTACAAGATAAAAGGTATTAATGGTGTGCAACGTTTCTTGGGGAACAAAAGTTCCCCCTCCTCTCTTACTTTCCTAGAAGAAGAGTGGGTAAAAATTTTAAACAACGATGGACATCCATTAGAGCCGACTGAAGTAACGATAGATGAAAATGGAAATGTCATCATTTTAAAAGGTATCCTTTTAAAATTTAAAAGCAGAATAAAAAGCTTTAATAAAAGACAAAGAAAAGCAACATTTGAAATTACTGTATGTAATGAAATTAAAGAAATCACGTTGAGTTTGAATGTGATTGACACTACAAAGCCAACAGAAACAAACGGTTGATTCGTCCTGTACGTGGAAATTGGTGGTTAAATAGCAGGAACTATCCTAGAAAATAAAATATCTGGGATGGCGAAGCATACCCTAATGTTCGTAAAGAGCGCATTACCTTTTAATTCGCACAAAAACCCCTTTAAAAACCGAATTAGGCATAAAGTTGAGTAATTGTGGGGTACAAGTAAAAACAACGCTTAAAATCGCTTTATAGCGATTTTTTTATAAGACGAAAGGAGCTGATAGAATGGGAAGACTCAAAAAAAGAAGTTTAGACATGCTTTTGGAAGGAATTTTGGAAGCTGAAAATCAAATAGCCGATAGTGAAGCGTATGATACGCAAGAATATACAGCTTATTTGAACGACCTTTTAAAAGAATTTTTAAAAAAGGACAACAGCCTTTTAAGAAAACAACTTCTTGATGATTTTGAAAGAGGTGCTCCTCTTACTGGCAAGAATGGAATACGAAAAAAACTGGCTTCGTTTGATATGGAATTTTTTGGAAGAGCCTACCTCCCTCATTACTTTGTCAGAAAGTCTCCCTACTTTCATGAAGAGCTCGACAACATTTGGAAGCATGGTGTTATGAAGGATGAAGTCCCACTTTCAAAAAAAGTTCAAAAGAAGATAAGCAGAATGGCAGGTTGTAAAAGAGCAATAGCAGCACCTCGTGGTCATGCAAAATCAACCAACCTTACATTCAAAGGCTCACTTCATGCAGCGCTATATGAGTATAAGCACTACATCATTATCTTGTCCGATAGTTCAGAACAGGCTGAAAGTTTCTTAGATTCTATTAAAACCGAGATGGAAGAAAATGAACATATCATTGAAGATTTTGGAAAACTAGATGGCAAGGTATGGCGTTCTAACGTTTTATTAACCAAGACAAACATCAAAATAGAAGCTATTGGTTCAGGTAAAAAGATTCGTGGTAGAAAGCATAAGAATTGGCGACCTGATTTGTTGGTCTTAGATGATATTGAGAATGATGAAAATGTAAGAACGGTTGAACAACGAAAGAAATTATCAGATTGGTATTATAAAGCAGTATCAAAAGCTGGTGATGATTACACCGATATTATTTATATTGGAACAATGCTTCATTATGATTCATTGCTTGCTAATGTTTTGAAAAATCCAAGTTATAAAAGCATTAAATATCAGGCAGTTCTTTCTTTTTCAAATGCTGTTGATCTATGGGATGAATGGGAAAAGATATATACCGATTTAGATAACCCTGAACATGAAGCAGATGCCTTATCATTTTACGAACAACATAAAAAAGAAATGTTGAAAGGTACAAAAGTGTTATGGGAAGACAAACTTTCCTATTACAACCTTATGTGCATCAAGGTATCTGAAGGCGATGCATCGTTCAATTCAGAATTACAAAATGAACCAATCAGCCCTGATGACTGCTTATTCCAAGAAGAATGGTTTGATTACTACAACGAATATGAAATGAACTTCAATTCAAAGGATTTTGAGTTCTATGGAGCAGTAGATCCATCGCTTGGTAAGAATAAGAAATCAGACTATTCAGCCATTATCACTATCGCTAAACAAAAGGTAACTGGATATATGTATGTCCTTGATGCCGATGTAATGCGTAGACATCCTGATCGCATCATTAACGATGTGCTTGAAAAAGAAAGATGGCTTAGAAAGACTTATGGCAATGGTTTTAAGAAACTTGGATGTGAAACCGTACAGTTCCAATGGTTCTTAAAAGAGGAAATTTCCAAGGCTTCTGCCAAAGCTGGTCTTTACTTGCCGATTGAAGAAATCAATTCAACTGGTGATAAGGTGCTGCGTATTCAATCGTTGCAACCTGATATCAAGAATAAATATATCAAGTTCAATCGTAGACACAAATTGCTTTTAGAACAGCTTAAGCATTTCCCTATGGCAAGCCATGATGATGCGCCTGATGCATTGGAAATGGCACGAACGATTGCTAAAAAAGGAAAGAGATTCAGAATATTAGACCGTTCGCTTTTTGGAGGATAGGAGGTAAAAAATGGCAGTAATTTATATGGATAAAGAGAGTTTTAACTCTTTGGATGAAAATGATATCAAAAGAATCTATATGGAAAACCGATATTTAAACAGTACATATAGAACTCTTGATAACTACTATGCTGGGAAGCATAAAATCGTGTACAAACAAAAATATAACGCAAACGATCCCAATAATAAGATTGTCAACAACATGTGCAAGTACATAACCGATAGCATGGTTGGTTATTTTGTTGGAGATCCTATCAAATACAACTCACAGAATGATGAGTATATGGAAAAGATACAGAATGTACTGGAATATAACGATGAGCAGGATGAAAACACAGAAATCGCTAAAAAGACATCCATTCATGGCGATTGTTTTGAAATTCTATATATAGACGAAGATGCCAACATTCGTTTTGCGAAAGTTCCAGCGAACGAAGGTATCTTAATTCGTGATTCAGGTGGTGAAGATAACTATTTAGGTTTCATTCGCATTATTCGTTCATATACCAAGCGAAAGGTCGAAATATTGAAATTGGAATTCAGTACAAGAGAAAGCACTTGGTATTTTGAGTCAAGAGCTGGTGGAAGTCTTCAGCTAAATAACGTCGTTGATCATTATTGGAAAGATGTTCCAGTCGTTGAGTTTGTCAACAATGAAGAGCGAATCGGTGATTTTGAAGGCATCATCAGCATTGTGGATGCCTATAACACTGTTCAATCGAATACTGCAAATTTATTCCAGTATAATGACGAGGCATTGATGAAGATTTCTAAACTTGGCGATGTAACGACAACTGATATTAAAGAAATGCGTAAAAAAGGAGCAATCATTCTTGACGATGGTGGAGATGTATCTTGGATGTTGAAAGAGATTAATGATACAGCTTTAGAAAACTATAAGAACCGACTGGTAAGCGACATGCATTTGTTTAGTTCAGTTCCGAATATGACAGATAATGCATTTTCAGGAAATCTTTCAGGTGTGGCTATTTCTTACAAGATGTGGTCAATGGATCAAGTTATAGCCATCAAAGAAAGAAAGTTTAAAAAATCGCTTCAAAGAAGGATTGAACTGATTACCAATATCTTAAATTTATTCGGTGGCAATTATGATTATCGAGATATCAACATCGTATTCAATCGAAATCGACCTCAAAACAAGCTAGAGAACGCTCAAATTGCTCAAATGATTTCACCGTTCATTTCTCATCAGACACTTCTTTCTAAATTGGATGATATTGAAAATGTTCAAGAAGAATTAGAAAACATCAAAGAAGAAAATAAAGATGAAGAAATCAAGCAAGGTGTTTATCAAAATCTAGCCAAGGCTTTTGAGTTAAATGAGGATGAATTGGATGAATAAGGGTGAAAAAGAAAAACAGTTAGCAATTGCCAAAGAGTGTCTTTTGGATGAGCTTGAAGAAATAGATGATATTGTGGATGATTTGCTGGATGTCTATGATGAGGCAGCTGAAAGGTTAAAAGCAGATATTCAACGATCCTTGATTCGTTTTGCAGAAAACAATGAAATATCTATCGAAGAAGCAAAAGGACTTCTAAGCAGCAAGGAATTTTCTAAATGGAAAAAAGGCATTAAAGAATACATTGAACAAATAGAAAAAGAAGCTGATGGTACAAAAATGTTATTGGAATTAAATACTTTGTCAGCCAAGACCAGCATTTCAAGAAAAGAAGAACTGCTTTCACAGATTGATAAAGAAATGATGACTTTAGCTAACAAAACTACTAAAAGCATTAGAAAGCATCTCGGCATCGTACTTGTCAACAACTATTATCGTGGTTTCTATTCTGTTCAAAAAACAGTCGGCTTGGGATTTAATGTGGCAAGATTTAATCCTGATCTAGTTAAAAGTGTTCTTGAATACCCATGGTCAACGAAAGTGTATTCCAAAACCATTTGGGATAACATTGACAAATTGACCGAAACCTTAAGAAAAGAATTGTCAACAGGATTTGTTGATGGAAGTTCTATTCAAAAGATGACAAAGCGAATTGATGATGTTCTTGGTAAAGGTAAATATGTAACGGAGCGTGTTGTTAGGACGGAAGCAAAGTATTTTGCTCAACAAGCGCAATTGATGTCATATAAAAAAATGAAGATTGATGAGTATATGTATCGAGGCGCTGGATGTCCGAAATGCATACCTTTGAATGGTCAAAAATTCAAAATTGAAGATGCAATAGTCGGTGTTAATTGTCCACCAATGCATCCGAATTGCAAATGCCGAGTAATCGCAGTTCATTCAATGAGTATTTTTGATTTAGAAAGAGATGTCGTTCCATTGGCTAAGAATATCAACTATCAAAAATGGAAAGAAAGATTTGTTAAAAATGGTAATAAAGCGAAATAAGGCTTTGTTATAGATGAGTGGTTAAAGGAGGATAACGAAATGGAAAAAGCTCAAGAAACAAAACAAGAAGAAACAAAGTCAAAAACAATTGGCGAAAAAATCAAAGAAGTTGTTTTTGGCAAAAAGAGTGATGAAGAACCATCAGAAGTTGTAGAAACAACAGTTGAAACAGAACCAACTGCTGAAGAACCAAAAGCAGATGAAGTTCAAGAAGACGCTTTATCAAAGGAAGATATGGATGCAGCCATTGAAAAAGCGAAAGCAGAAGCTATTGAAGAATATAAAAAAGCAGAAGCTGAAAAAGAAAGAAAAGCATCTTTGACACCTGAAGAACTAAAAGCAGAAGAAGATGCTGAAAAAGACAAGAAGATTCAGGCGTTGGAACATGAAATCATGGTCAACAACTCTAAAAACGATGCAATTAAAAAATTAGATGAAGCTGGTTTACCAGTAAAATTAGCAGATATTATTAACTATTCAACAAAAGAGACTGCTGAAGCATCGTTGGATCACATTATTAAAACTTATAGTGAGTGTCTTGAAAATGGGATTAAAGAGAAGTTAAAAGGCAAGACACCTGAAGGACTACGTTCAAATACTGCGATCAACGATATGCAGGATAAACAAAATAAAATGAGAAAATTTATGGGCATTAAGTAATAGGAGGAAAGAAAAATGGAAAACGTAATTGATTATGCTACTTTATTTGCACCTTTGATGGATGAGCTTTACAAACAAGAAGCTAAGACTTCTATTCTTGAAGGTGATGAAACTACTGTTAAGAAAGGATCACATGGCGAAATCAAGATTGCAAAAATTGACATGGATGCGCTTGGTGACTATGACCGTAAATCAGGCTATACAAAAGGTGGAACAAAATTCTCTTGGGAAACAGTCAAATATGACAAAGAACGTTCTCAAGAATTAAATATCGACCGATTAGATAATGATGAAGCATTAGAAATGCCTGCAGCTAAACTATTGAGCGAATTTATTCGTACAAAAGTTATTCCTGAAACTGATGCAGCTCGTATTGCTAAAATCTGTGGAACTGAGGGTATTACAGTAAAAGAAGAAAAATTAGCTGATGGTGCAGCTGTTGTAAATGCATTAAGAGTTGCATCCGATAAAATGGATAACGATGAAGTGTCTGAAGAATCACGTATCCTATTCATTGTCGGTTCTTACCTTTCGATGATCGAAGACATGGATACAACAAAATCTAAAAAGATTTTAGATAAGTTCTCAACAATCATCAAAATGCCACAATCTAGAATGTACACTCAAATCACATTGGCAGATGGTAAAAGTGAATATGGTTATAAGAAAACTCCAACAACTGGTAAAAACGTCAACTTCGTTGTGGTTGAAAAATCAGCTGCAGTTTCAGCTATGGAACAATGGATCAAGTATTTCTCACCTGATGAAAACCAAAATGGCGATTCTCATAAGTGGGATTATCGAAACAATAACTTATATGCACATGTTTATGAAAATAAATTAGCTGGTGTTTATTGCTCACACGATTCTGAATAGGAGGACAAGATATGGAAACAAAAGGAACAGTGATTGGTTTAGGTACTAAAAAGCCGACAAGTGAATTAGAAAAAATAGAAAAAGAACTTTCTAAAAAAGATAGTGAAATCAAAAAACTATCAGAAGAAAATGCTTCTTTAAAAAAGAAGATTGATGAACTTGAAAAAGGAGGCTCTACAGATGGAACAAATGACAAGGATACTGAAGGAGGTTCTGGAGCATCCAAAGGTAAGAAATCTTAGTGATGAACAAAAAAAGGAATTAGAACCGATTATCACACGATATGCAAAACGAGTTAAATTAAAGATTTTAGCCCATTGCAATCGTGATGATTTACCTGAAGCACTGGAATCAGTGGTAGCAGAAATTACTGAAGAAATGCTGATGGCTGATAAAGTTATCGCTACCGATAACAAGGAAGTTGCCAGCGTAAGCCGAGGTGATACAAGTATTACCTACAAAGATCCTGCTTCAGCCTATAACAATGCAATTGACTTTATGAAAGATTATTTATGTCAATTAGTCCACTTTAAAAGAATGAGGCTTCCAAGAGATCCTAATGATGGGCGAAGCTGAAATTCTAGCATTAACTTATTATGATAAAATGAGCGTTTATCGACCTTTTAAAGACACTTTACCAACTGGTGAAAGTGTCTTTTATAAAGGTCTAAATGGCAAGAAAATATATGACGATATACCATGCGCCTTGTCTAGCTTTTCTAATGGTAAGTCAAACAAGAATGATGTAAACGTGAAAATTGAAAGTGATTATAAGTTATTTTATGATCCAAAAATCAAAGTCGAAAAGAATGACACAATCGTTTGTATACACGAAGGCACACGCTATGTGTTGGTTGCTGGAAAGCAATATACCCTACCAAATCATGCAGAACTTCCAGTCATGGAGGATAAGAATACAGCATGAGTCAAACGGATATTGTTATTGAAGGTTTGGATGAATTTGAAAAGAAGCTTGCAAAGATTATTTCACAGGATTATCCACGTGAATTTGAAAAGATGGTCATTCAAATTGCAACCGATCTTCAAACTGCTACTGCAGACGCTACTCCAGTTGATACGAGCCATCTTCAAGAAAATTGGTTTGTCGGAGAACTGGTCAAACGAGGAAACGACTATTACATCGAGGTATATAACAATGTTGAGTATGCCGAACCTGTCGAGTATGGACACAGAACAAAAAACGGTGGTTTTGTTGAAGGAGCTCATATGATGGAAATATCAGTTGAACTTTTAAAAATACAGTTACCTTCTTATTTAAGAGACTGGTTGAGTGATTTTATAAATAATCATGATCTAAATGATTAAGATTACAGAAATTAAAACAACCTTAACCAGCCTTTTGAAAAAAACGGAAGATATTGATGTGTTTTTTACAAATGTCAGCAAAACGGATTCAGATATTGAAGGAAACCGAATTTATAAGTATTTTCATGTTTCTTTGATTCCAATTAGTACAGCGCTATTTGGAAAGTATTTGAGAGATAGAGCGTTGTTTGTAGATGTCGCTTATATCAATGACGAAGCAGATAACAACACTTTCTATAATTGGATGGAAACAATGGATCAAAACTTTTTGCCTTATGTTCAAGTCGGCAAACGCTCAATCACAATAGAAAACAGTTCTTTTAAAATCGTGGACAATATAGGACATTACACTTTCACATTAAAGTTTAGAGATGTGATCGATTATAAAGAGCAAGGTGTACTTGCAGAAAATCTAAACATTAACTTTGTACAGGAGGATTAAATTTTATGAATTTACCACAAATTGTAATTGAGTTTAAAAGCAAAGCTCAATCTATCGTTCAACGAAGCGAACGTGGAGTTGTTGCTGTCATTCTAAAAGACAACACTGAAGGTGCGATTCCATTCAGTATTTATAAAAGTTTGAGTGATGTAGAATTTGAAAAAATGAGTGAGAAGAACTATCGCTATTTGAAATTGATTTTTGATGGAGCACCATACAAAGTCATGGTCGCAGTTATTCCTGAAGAAGAAAACAACTATAGTAATGCGTTAAAAGTTTTAGAAAACTATAAATGGAACTATCTAGTTGTCCCATCAGCAAATGTAGAAAGTACTCCAGTTATTAGTTCATGGATTAAAGAACAAAGAACCAATAACAAAAAAACATTTAAAGCAGTGCTTGCCAATCATGCTGCAGATTGCGAAGGGATTATTAATTTCACAACTGAGAATATCGTTTCAACCATTACAGGTAGTGAAGTGAATCTAACGGCTGCTGAATATTGTGCTCGTATTGCTGGTATCGTTGCAGGACTAAGTTTGTCTCGCAGTTTAACATACTATGTTCTAACAGATATTATCTCAGCCGATATTCCTAGCAACCCTGAAGAATTAGTCAATAAAGGCGAATTGGTTATTTTATTCGATGGAGAAAAATACAAAATCGCAAGAGGTATCAATAGTTATACTTCAGGAAACAATGAAGACCTTAAAAAGATTAAGGTTATCGAAGGCAAAGATACAGTCTACCAAGACATCAAGACTACTTTTGAAGAAAAGTATATTGGTAAGGTCATTAATGATTATGACAATAAACAAAACCTCGTAGCTGCGATTATCACATACTTCAAAAGCATTGAAGGAGATGTCTTGGATCGTACTTACGATAACAGTTGCGCAATTTCACTTGAAGACCAACGCAGTTATTTGGAAAGTCAAGGTGAAGATACGGAAGCTATGAGTGATGTTGAAATCTTACAAGCAAATACAGGAAGTATGGTTTTCTTGACTGCAGCAATTAAGTTTGTTGATGCAATGGAAGATTTAAAAATGGAAATCAGTATGTAGGAATAGGAGGATATAACAATGAGTATAAGAGGAAACAAAGTCCTTTCAGGTACATGGGGCGAAATTTGGGTAGATGGTGTTCCAATTATCGAATTTAAGAAAATTGAAGCGAAAGTATCAACCAATCGTGAAGATGTTCAGATTGGTATTGATGTCGATAGCAAAATGACAGGCATCAAAGGAGAAATCACAATCACAATTAACAAAACATACAGCAATTACAATGACGTTATGAAGAATTATGTTCAAGGTAAGGATGTACGTTCTCAAGTAATCGCAAAGTTAGCAGATCCTGATGCAGTAAACGCTCAACAAGAACGCTGGTCATTCGATAATGTATGGTGGAATGATATTCCGTTATTCGTTGCTGAAAAAGGCGCACTTATTGAAGAAGAATTAACTGGAGGCTTTACACCTAGCGATGCAGTTAACTTAGATACAATCAAACGATAGGAGGAATTCACATGGAAAAGAAATCAACACTAGAAATATTCGCTGCGAAAGCATCTGCAGCTATGAAAAGAAAAAAATCATTCGTTCAATACACTTTAAGCTTCCCTTCTTTTAAAAAGCTAGAAGATGAAAATGGCGAAGGACAACCATTAGAAATTAAATTCAGAACTTTATCCGATGCGGAAATCAATGATTGCTTGGCATATGAAAGTGATGATCCAAACGGAGCAGATAAATATGCTATGTATATCGCTTCGGTTGAACCATCATTAAAACAATTAGGTCAAGCCTTAAAAGAAACTGGTGAGATTGTTCATCCTATGGAAGTGATGGAAATGTTTGAACGTCACGAAATTACAGAAGCTGCCATGATCATCATGGAAAAATCAGGCGTACTAAGTAAAAACAAAGTTACAGTCGTTGATAAAGGGTTAGAAAACTTAAAAAACTAATACGAACTAATGGTGATTTTAATCTGCTACATCATTATGTTCAATTGGGATGGAAAATAGAGGAGTTTGTAGAATTGCCGAATTACTACAAACTTTTTTACAAGGCTTCTATGGATGTCGCAATAGAAGAAATGCAAAAAGCATCGCAGATTAAGATTGGAGGTGGCAAGAATGGCAATTGTTGAAAAAATTAAGATTTCAGATGAAGGTATAGGAACGCTTAAAAAGTTAAAAGATGAGCATAAGACCTTCAAGGACGAGGTCAAATCAACAAGAGATGAGTTGAAAAAAGCATGGGATCATAAATATAAACCAGCTATTGAGACAACATCAGCCATGAAATCAATTCGAGCCATGCAATCCAAAGCAAATGAATTTAAGAACAATCTAAAAGCAAGGTTTCATTTAGAAGATAACGCAGCTTTAATCAAGTTAAATACTATTTATAAAAGGCTTTTAAAACTATCAACAATGACAGTTGCACCGATTGTTAAAATTAGAGACCATGCATTATCTAAACTGAAATCTACAATCAAATTGTTTAATGATCTAAAAAATAAAGTAGTTTCCCCTATCGTCAAGATTAAGGATAACTTCACTTCAAAGGCTAAGAAAATCAAAGCAGAAACGAAGTGGCTTTCAAAAACAGTCGCAAGACCAGTGGTGCTTTTGAAGGACATGATAACCAGCAAGTTATCTCCGATTAAGCTCGCTTTAAAGACGTTAACCAAAAAAGCGTATAAGGCAACGATAACAGCAGTCAACAAAACAGCCAGTGGTATATCTTCTGCTATGAAGGGATTGGCTAAAATAGGAAAGAAATTAGTCATTCCTGTAACAGTAGCAGCGACAGTCACTACTGCTACACTTGGCGCTGCAGTTAAATCAGGAATGGCTTTAGAAAATCAACAAGTCAGTATTGAACACTTTATCGGTGCTACCAATAAAGATTATGGTGAAGCACAGATAAAAGAAGCTGCAAAAACATTTACTGAGCAGTTAAGACAAAATGCCAATGCGACACCATTTGAAACTGGCGAAGTCATTCAAGCAGGAAGTCGTGCAATAGCGATTACACAAGGAAACACGAAGTCAGCGATGTCCTTGGTTAGACTTGCAGAAGACATGGCAGCCGCTTCAGGTGGTACGAAATCAATCAGTGATGCAATGGAAGCCTTAGCTGATGCGAAACTTGGAGAAATGGAGCGTTTAAAGGAATTTGGCTTTAAAGTATCAGCTGATGAATTTAAACAAAAAGGATTTGAAGGTATTTCCAAAGATTTAGAAAACTTCTATGGTGGCGCTGCATCCAAACTGGCTTCAACTGGTTCAGGGTTATTGTCTACAATTACTGGTAAGTTAAAGTCAGGAATGGCTGATTTTGGATTGAATATTGTAGAACAGCTAAAACCAGTCTTTACAAACATTATCGGCTTGATTGATAAAGCGATGCCTTACATTCAAGAGTTCGGTGTAACGTTTGGTGAAGGACTTGGAAAAGGAATTCAATACATATCATCAATCATGCCATCGTTTATTAATGGTTTCAAAATGATGATGCCTGCGATCCAATCAATTATTTCAGGAGTTCAGCAGATGTTGCCACCAATCATGACCTTTGGTGGAACGATCGTTACTACGATACAAAATGTAGTAGTCAAGGCAACACCGATAATTGACCAGATTATTCAAGCGATTGCTCGTATCTTACCAGCAGTTCAACCGATTTTTTCTACTATCGTTACAACCATTGGAAATATAGTCACAACTGTATTACCTCCACTTGGGAATGCTTTTTCAATGATTGCAGATGTTATCGTAGCGATAGCGCCTATTATTTCAGATACCTTCTCAGCAATCAGTGAAGTTGTAACGAATGCAATATCAGGTATGAGTACGGTAATTCAAGGTGGACTTGATTTGATCAGTGCTATTTGGTCAGGAAGCTGGCAAGGAGTCGTAGATGCCTTTGGCTCAATCTTTGGTGGCATCGCTGAAATTTGTAAAGCTCCTATCAATGCAGTCATTGCGATTATCAATGGAGCGATTAGGGCAATCAATAGTATTTCAGTTGATATCCCTGACTGGGTTCCAGTTGTTGGTGGTCAACATTGGGGATTAAACTTAGGACAAATCCCATACCTTGCCAAGGGTGGTGTTGTCAATGAGGCAACAACAGCGGTCATTGGTGAAGCTGGTAAAGAAGCGGTCATGCCTCTTGAAAGAAATACAGGTTGGATTGGTCAGTTAGCAGGACAGATTATGAGTAGGATGGCTGGATTTAGTATCCAATTGCCTACTGTAAGTAAAGATATACCGATGACCAATGGAAACACTATGTCTCCAGCTTCTAGTGGAAAGAATTTATCAGTAGTCATCACGATTGCAAAACTTGCAGAAAGTATCGTAGTCAAGGAAAAACAAGATATTGATGATATTGCTGAAGAAGTGGCTGATAAGATTTTAGAAGTTGTTGAGAATTTATAGGAAGGAGATTTGCATGAAAAGAAGAATAATTGAATTGAATGTGAATAACCGACAGGAATTTTTAAAGCTATCAGTAAATCCAGCTTCTATTGTTTTTACCGATATGCAAAATAACCAGCAGATTAATTTGTTGGAAGTGGGAACTGCACTTCTTTTAGGGAACAGAGGCTTGATAACGACAACGCTTGAGAGCTTCTTCCCTTCTGAAAGTTCGCCTTTTTATAAAAGATATGGAGGGGTTAGGACACCACAGGAGTGCAAGGCTCTTTTTAAAAAATGGAAAGATAAAAATATGATTGTTCGCTTGATCATATCAGATATGGATATCAATCTAGCCATGGCAATCAATAACTTCACGGCAACACATCGTGAAGGAGATGATGATATTTATTACAGCATTGAGTTAGTTGAATATAAAACTTTAAACGTCCCAACTGTTAAAGTTTCGACCAAAGTGAAAAGTTCTATTCAAAGAAGACCTGCCCCAACTGCTCCCTCAAAGTCTAAACCATCAGGTGGCTCATCTGCAGGAAGATCATACACTATCAAAAGTGGTGATACTTTATGGGCAATTGCTACAAGATACTATGGAAATGGCGCTCAATATTCAAAGATATATAACGCTAACAAAGGAACTATAGAGTCTGTAGCCAAGAGCCGAGGGTTTAGAAGCTCACAAAACGGACACTGGATTTTCCCAGGTACGAGCATAACGATTCCATAATGCAATTATTAACAGGTGGAAAAGATATCATTGAGCTAGTAAGGGAGATAACATGGTCAGGCGATACAAAAGAAGTATCTAGAAAGCTCAATTTTGTAATTTATCAAAACGACATAGATAAGTTGATGCCAGCAGTTTCTATCAACGAAGGAGATGACATCATTTTTAAAGACGATGCAGGAAAAGCTATCTTTGGTGGAGTCATTCATAAAAAAGATAGGAAAGCAGCAGAAAAGAGTTTCACTTTTCTAGCATATGATCTACTGTTCTATGTCAACAAATCAGAAATATCCAAGATATTCAATTCAACTCCTGAAGCAATTACAAGGTCAATTTGTAACGATCTCAATATTCCAGTCGGAAGTCTAGCTTCAACAAATGTTAAGGTTTATTATCCTTGCCTTGGTAAATCAGCTTATGAGGCGATAATGATTGCTTATACGCAAGCAGGCTATCAAACTGGAAATGTTTATATCCCTATTATGAAAGATATAAACAAATTGAATATCATCCAAAAAGGTCAGTATTCAAATGTTATTTTAGAAGGCACGTACAATCTTGAAGATAGTACTTATTCAGTGACTTCTGAAAATGTAGTCAATAAAGTGGTGATTACCGATAAGGAAGGAAATGCCATCAGGACATTAGAAGATATTGATTCTATGAATAAGTATGGAACAATTCAAAAAGTTTATAAAACACAGGATGGGAAAGATTCCAACGTTGAGGCAAAAGCGCTCATGCATGGAATTGATAAAAATGGTTCTGTTCTAGCTTTAGGTGATGCACGTGCGATATCAGGATATTCAGTAGCGGTACAGGAAAGTAAGTCTGGACTGTATGGTCTTTTTTATATTGAAAGTGATTCTCATACATTTATGGATGGGAAACACGAAATGTCACTCACATTAGCATTTGAAAATATGATGGATGAAAAGGAACTTCCTACATCCTAGAAAGGAGCACCTATGAAAAAAACAGATAGAAAAATAGTGGATTTAGTGAATGCACTAAAGAGTAAATGTCAAAATAGCAACAATCTTTATGTTGCCAAAGTAGTCAGCACAAGTCCATTCAAACTAAAGCTGTATGATCAAACGATTACTGAACATATTTATGTGAATAACTCATTTCTAAAGACATCATCAAAAGCGATAGATTCCAATATTACTTGGGATGAAAATCACGATTATGTTCCTAGCAGTTTACTTAGCTTTACAAGAAAGATGTTTAAAGCTGACCTATTAAGTGCTGGCGATACTGTTATCGTTCTTTTAGATGGTGTTTCCTTTTATGTATTGGAAAGAGTCACGAAGGTCGCATGAGCAATTCAATCTTTCCTTTTATTGATACAAGCAAGTACGAAGATGTTATTGAGAGTGATAAATTAGAAGAATTATGCGAGTATGCGTTTGATTTCAAAAATAACTGCCTTTTAACTAACAGCGCAGGACAAAACTATTATGTATATCGAAATGAGGCTTTGAAAGTTTGGATATATAAGGCATTAATGACTCCACGCTATCAGCATCTAGCCTATACGGAAGATTATGGAAATGAGATGTTTTCTATGATAGCACAATCTATCGACCAAGAAATATTGCTTTTGGAACTCAAGCGATATATTACAGAAGCATTGATGTATAACCCTTATATTCAGGAATTGAATAGTTTTGAATTTGAAGTAAAAGGCTCGGAAGTATTGATTCGATTTACTGTAATTTCTATATATGGACAAATGCAGTATGAACAGATAATGAAAGAAGGTGTTGGATAATGGAAAGAGATTATCAAGAAGTGATAGATGCTATGAGTAATGGCGAATACACTGCTGAAGAAATCAAAAGTCGTATTAGATCATACTTGAATAATCCAGCATCTAAAATCGAAGGTTCATTTGCTATGGATAGCATACAGGCAGTAGCTCAAGAAATGGCAAGAGCTATGAATATGCGAATTATTGATTTCATTGATATGGCAATGCTAGACACAGCAGTATATGAATTTTTAGATCGAAAAGGATTAGATTATGGATTGGCAAGAAATCCAGCAACTGCTTCTAGTGGCTATGTTAAATTCACAGGAGCGCAAGGAACGATTATTCCAAAACGAACAACCCTTTTGTCGGACACCCACACGTTTACAACTGATTTTGAAGCAATCATCTCTCCTTCAGGAACAGTTAGTGTGAGAGCGACATGTACAGAACTCGGAATTGCTGGAAACGTTCTAGCAGGTGCGATTACTGGAATTAGGGCTACCGAAGGAATTGATGGTGTAAAAGTAACCAACGAAGAGCCTTTTGAAGGTGGAGCTGAAGAAGAAACGGATGATTCTTACCGTAAAAGGATTTATGAAAAGATACAAATGCCGATTGCTTCAGGAAATGCCAATTCTTATATATATTGGGCGAAGCAGGTTTCAGGTGTCGGTAACGCTCGATGTATCCCTTTATGGAATGGAGCTGGGACTGTTAAAGTCGTAATTTTATCTTCGGGTGGGACTGCTCCTGATGATACAGTTATAAAAAATGTTGCTGACTACATTGAAACACAAAGACCAATAGGTGCTAAAGTAACAGTTTCAAAAGCTGAAGCAAAAGAAATTGTTATTGATGGCACAATTAAAGTTTCAGCTGGTCATAGGCTTGCTGATGTTCAAACAGAAGCCAATCGTATTATTCGTGAATATCTAACAGGAATTGCTTATGAGGAAGAAAGCAAGGTGTTATCTTACTTCAAGATAAGCGACTTGATATTTAATGTTGAAGGAGTTTCAGATGTCTTGGATTATACGATTAATGGTGGTAAACAATCCATCATGGCAGAAGCTGCAGAATTCTTTTCTCTATCGGAGATAACGCTTCATGAGAATTGATTCAGTTAACTATCTTCCTCAATTTATACTTGATATTCCTGAAATGAAGGAACTTTTATATGCCGAGCAAAAAGGTCTAGATGAGTTCTTTGACTATATTGAATTGATGCGTAATCAAACTTCAATCAGTACAGCCAGTATTTACCTTTCAAGATATGAGAAGATGTTTGGATTGAATGTCAGTCCTGCTCTTACCGATTCAGAAAGAATAGGAAGAATTCTTGCGAAGCTAAATACAAGAACAAATTCAACTGTAGATGCCATCAAAACAGTTGTTTCATCTATTACAGGATGCAATACGGAAATAGAAGAATACTACGATAAGTATACTTTTATGATTGATGTCTTAAGAGATAATGACCAATTAATCAATATCGAAGATATCAAAGCAGCAGTAGAAATCATTAAACCAGCACATCTTGCTTTTGCAGTTATGATGTGTTGGAAATGGACGATTGGAATTAAAGTCAGTTCAACCATTTACAAAGTAGCTCATGATGTATGTGGTGGTCTTGGCAATGATTATGATTATTGTGGAGAAACACCTGATCTAAGCTATCTAGGAAAGATAGAAGAAACAGGAATACAAGTTAAAGCAAGAAAAGAAAGTCATTCATTCCCTTATGTGTTTGCAGGTCAATATCCAGTAATTTCTACTTTAGGAAGCATAAAGGATGGAGATATTAAAGTTAACGCAGTACATGAAACGCATGAATATGATTATGACTTTACATCTTTTGAAGTAGGGATAATACCCCATATTTCAACGCTGGGCGTTGATAATGAAGAGAACGGACAAATAAACGTGGAAACAGAAAACTACGCCACACCGCTTTTATTTGCCCAAGAAGATGGCGATTATTGTGGCGAAGATTAGGAGGTATGGATATGCCATTTAGTACGAAGGCATTTAAAGGTTTGGTATCTCATACACGTAGAGAAATTGTTTCAGCAAAGTATAAAATCCAAAATACCTATCATGAGGCAACGATTAACAGTATTGAAGAGAAAGAATCGGAGTTGGTATTGCATTTACAACTTAACCCATCAATCGCTCAAGAAGTAACTGTATCTGAAATTGCCTTATATGATACATCAGGAGATCTATTTTATAAAAAGGCTGAAAATATTAAATTCAATCCTTTGAATGAAGGAATTATTGTAAAGATAACGATTAATTTTATGGAGGTAAGCTAGTATGGGATTATTGTATAAAGCAACAAAATGGCTCGATCACGTTACGCAATATCCGATGCGTAGACGAATTACAAACAATGAAGATGGGACTGCAGATATAGTTCGTGCAGAAGGTGATGTGATTCAACAAGGGACACCAAGAAACGCTAAGAACTATAACAACATGGAAGAAGGTATTCTTGCCAATCAGATTCTTGCTCTGTTTTTGCAACAAGAAATGCTGCAATTGCAAAGAGCAGCTGAAGAAAATCATGGTGAGTTTGGTGAGGTAACTATCATAAATACAAACAAATATCCATTTTCATCTGCTTCGATAACAGTGCCGATTAAAGAAAAGAGGTCTAATTTTGATTATGTAGTTCAAATCGAAGTATCAGAAACGGATGGGAACATTGAAAGTATTGAAGTTTTTGATAAACAGTTAAATGGATTTAAATTGGCGTTTAAAGGGAGTGCAAAAAATGTGAAATTAAAATATAAAGTAACAGGAGGACGATATTAATGAATGGTGAAAAAGTAATTAACATGAATGCAGGAACAAAGATTGATTATGAAATCATGGGGAATAAAATTATTTTCAATGATGAATTGATGTTAAATCTTGAAAAGTATGAACGTGATGATCCAATGCATATCGACATTTGTATGGATGAATTTGGATGTTTGTGTATGGGACTTGCACACAACTATGTGGCTCAAATTGATATTCCAGCTAGAGAATATCAATATGTAGAAGATGGTGTGGATGAAGAAGGACACACAAAATACAACAAGGTGGCAGTTCCTTTTGATATTAAAAAAGTAGTCATTACATTATGGGAGGTTGAAGAATAATGGAGACAAATTTTGATGCAATTAAGTTAGCAATCGAAGCATCTACAGGAGGAAAAAATACAGTATTATTTGATGATTTAGGGAATCCATCAATCATGGTTAGAATTCCTAAATTTAAAATTTCAGATGTTATTCAAGGAGGTTCTAATTCAGTTCATCCAGCCTTTATTGTCAATGGTGTAGAAAAAGATGAAATCTTCATAAGTAAGTATCAAAATATCGTAATGAACGATCGAGCTTATTCCTTACCGATGCAAGATCCAAAAGCTTATATTGATTTTGATACAGCAAGAAAAGCTTGTGAAAAAAAAGGAAAAGGATGGCACTTAATGACAAATGCAGAATGGGCTGCAATTGCTTTGTGGTGCAAAAAGAACGGATACTTTCCAAGAGGTAATAACAATTACGGAAGTGATGTATCATATCCACATGAAAAAGGTGTAGAAACCTATAAATATGATGGGAAAACTGGTAGAGTTGGAACAGGTTCTGGTCCAGTTACATGGGCGCATGATGGAAGCAATTCAGGTATCTTTGACTTGAATGGAAATGTATGGGAATGGGTTGGAGGACTTCGTTTAGTTGATGGTGAAATCCAAGTTATTGCTGATAATAATGCAGCAAGCGATGCAGATATGACTGTAAATTCTAGCCATTGGAAAGCGATTGATAAGAGTGGAAACTTGGTTACTCCAAAATCAGCCAATACATTAAAGTTCGATTATACAGTAGATCCAGGTACTGTAAATGCAGGAAAAGGACTTCCTAAATTAGTAACAACCCTAGAGCATCAACAAACAAATGATGAGCCATATGCAGCAGGACAATTTGAAGATATGACAGCAGATGGAAGTATCACTCCACCTGAAATTTTAAAGGCATTAGCAATTTATCCTGATGGAACAAAAGCAAATCATGGAGATTATATATATATGAGAAATAAGGGAGAGCGTTTGCCTTTTCGTGGTGGCTCTTTCGATTATTCTAGCGATGCAGGCGTGTTCGCTTTGAATTTGACCTACCCGCGCTCCGACACTTGGAACAGTCTAGGTTTTCGCTCCGCTTTTGTAGGTCTGTAATTTTGGTATCAGTGTTCTGTTTTTGCCACGTGAGTGGCAATCATTCCCACCAGCGATTTAGCTGGTGGGATTATTTTTTTATTGTGTAAATTCTTACACATGATATAATTTACTTGAGGTGGTAATGATGGATAATCAATTAGGATCGTATGAGACTCAGCTGGTCATACAGCAGGAGGTTTATGATATGTTGCTATATGCCTATCCGTTGTTAGATCATTTTCCAAAGAGTCAAAAATTCTCTTTAGTTCAAGATATCAAAAGAAGTATGGATTTAGTTCTTAAATATGCAATTACTGCTAATAAAAAATACACTAAGACTACAACGCTTGAAAAAATGGATGTAGAACTAGCTGCATTAAAGGTTTATATAAGATTAGCATTTGAATTGCATTTTTTTAAAGGCGAAAACCACTACATGGAAATGTCTCGAAGATTAGATAAAGTCGGCAAGATGTTAGGTGGCTGGATTAAGGCTGAAAAAGAAAAATCAGGAAATACTGCTATTGAAAAAACATATGTTTGCGAGAAATGTGGTACAAAAATAACTCCTAAGTCTTATGAATATTCAATGAGAAATTTTGGTAAATCTCTTTGTTATGCATGTCAAAAAAGTCATAGGGATTAGATGAATAGTGAGACCTTTTCGTGGTGGAGGTTTAGCGACCACGACTAGTGCTGGCGTGTTTGCTTTGCTGGTACGCTGGGGACGCTCGGACTCCGTTGACGTTGTAGGTTTTCGCTCCGCTCTATTCTTTTATGCTATTTTGGGATTAGGCTATTAGCGTTTGCCTTTTCGTGGTGGCTCTTTCAATAATTCTAGCGATGCAGGCGTGTTCGCTTTGAATTTGAACAACCCACGCTCCAACACTTGGAACAGTATAGGTTTTCGCTCCGCTTTATCCTTATGGGATTAGATTATTATGAAGACCTTTTCGTGGTGGCGCTTTTTGGGAGCATTCGAATTCAGGCGTGTTCGAATTGAATCTGAATAACCCACGCTCCAATGCTGACAATGATAGAGGTTTTCGCTCCGCTCTAACCCAATAAAGAGTAATGGGATTGGACTATATGATTTGCCTTTTCGTGGTGGCAATTGGGATAATGGTGGCAATGCAGGCGTGTTCGCTGTAAACTTGAATAACCCACGCTCCAATTCCAATCACAATGTAGGTTTTCGCTCCGCTCTGCTCTTGCAATTAGGTATATGATGGATACGTCTGTCATTTCAAATCAAGGGAATAAAGGAGTCTAATTCCATGCTGAACAAGCAAAAAAATAAATAAAGATGAAAACCGATAGTAATGTTAAATGAACTCCGTTAAGCATCTTAAAAATTAGGTGATGATCATGGCGAAAATAAAGAATGTATATGACTATATCGTTAGTGATGAAAACATATACAAGGCTTATTTAAACGCTCGTAAAAGCAAAAGATATAGAAAAGATGTACTCATATTTACTCAAAATCTAGAAGCGAATCTAGTTAAGATTCAAAATGAATTAAGAAGCGAAGTTGCTGATTATCCTAAATATAGAGAGTTCTATATTTACGAACCAAAGTGTCGCTTGATCCTTGCTCAAGACTTCCCTGAAGTGATAAAACAGTGGGCGTTTTATCAAGTTTTAAGTCCTATGTTTATGAGGATGTACATTAAGGATTCTTATGCATGCATCAAAGGAAAAGGACAAATTGCAGCAGTTAAAAGGCTTCATTATTGGCTTAAATTAGTCAATAGTAAAAGATACAATAGACTGAAAAACGGTTTAGATGTATCTGACTTAAGCAAGTGGTATTACTTGAAAATAGACTTTAGTAAATACTTCTATAGAGTGGATCATAAAGTCATGATTGATGTATTGAAGAAGAAAATAAAAGATGATCGTGTTGTTAGGTGGCTTGAAACACGCATAGAAAGCCCTGATATGCCTTTTGGATTGCCTAGAGGCATGCGTCCTGAAGATGTTGAAATGAGCGAACGTTTATTTGATAAAGGAATGCCAGTGGGTGCTTTGGTTTCTCAAATGTTAGCCAATGTCTACAATGATCAGATAGATCAATATGCTAAAAGGACATTAGGAATTAAGTATTATATACGCTATCAGGATGATATTGTGGTGCTTTCTGATGATAAGAAACAAATAAAAGAATGGCATCAGAAACTAGAAAAGTTCGCAAATGATGTCATGAAAATGGAAATGAACCAAAAGACCTGTATTAGACCAATTAATCAAGGGATAGAATTTTGTGGTTTTCGCTTATGGGCTACACATATTAAAATAAGGAAAAGCACTTCCTTGAGAATTAAAAGGAACTTAAAAGGCGTGATGAAACGATACAATGAAGGAGATTGTACTTTAGAACACGCTACGCAAGTAGTTAATTCATATTTTGGACTGTTGAAGCATTGTAATAGTTACGCATTAAAAACAGAAATATTTGGTGATTATGAAAAAGGAATAGATGGTTGGTTTGTACTGACTAGAAATCAAGGTAACGATTAATTTCGTTACCTTTTAATTATGTTTTAAAGTTCTTTATTTTTCGACTTTATTTATTTTTTATAAAATGTGCGAGAAAGGAGGAATATATAATGGATATTTCAAAAACAACATCATTACTATTATTATTAATCGTTTTTGCAGTGTTGATTCAATTTATCGTTGAACGCTTAAAAGCAATCTTAGGTAATAAGGTAATGAAGTATCTACCAGCGGATGTATTGGCTGCATTATTAGGTATTTTGTTTGCATTTATGTTTAGCATTGATGTATTTAAATACTTTGATTTGAATGGAACAATTCCATATGTTGGCAATATCATTTCAGGTTTGATTATTTCAGCTGGAGCACCTGCTATTCATGAGTTTATTGCTAATATTCGTGAACAAAGAAAGTTGCTTCAAGATTCTATCTCTACTGGAATGGTAGAACCATTAGAAAAAGTAGGAGGTAAAGGAAATGAATGAAGATGTAAAAGATATTGAAATTACTTCAGAAATGGAAGAAGAACTTAACACCATGGGAAAAGGTGTAGAAGGAAGTGATGAGTAATGGATTGGAAAAACTTAAATGCCGATGTAAATAAAATCTTGAATAAGCACTATACTAAGGGGCGTTCAGGACGAAAAATCAATAAAATAATAATTCATTACAACGCAGGTGATTTAACTGTAGAAGGATGTTATTCTGTATGGCAAAATAGACCAGCTTCAGCACACTATCAAGTTGAATCGTCAGGTCGTATTGGACAATTGGTTTGGGATGGTGATACAGCATGGCATGCAGGCAACTGGGATGCCAACTGTTCAAGTATCGGAATTGAACATGCCAATAAATCAGGAGGATATATTAGTGAAGCATGCTTAGATGCAGGAGCTCATTTAGTTGCAGCATTATGTAAATATTATGGATTGGGACGTCCTAAATGGAAAGTAAATGTATTCCCTCATAATCATTTTGCAGCTACATCTTGCCCTGGTCGATTACAGGATGAGCAAAGGGATGCTTATATGCAAAAAGCTCAACAATGGTATGATCAAATGGTGAATGGGGCTGAAGCTCCATCTAAACCAAGTAAACCATCTACAGGTAATAAAAAAACCAATGAAGAAGTTGCAAAAGAGGTTGTTGATGGTAAATGGGGAAATGGCGATGATCGTAAAAATCGCTTAACAAAAGCAGGTTACGATTATAATGCTATTCAATCATTAGTAAATCAAATGATAGGAGGCTCAAAACCTGCTCCAAAACCAACAAAAACCATTGCTCAGTTAGCTGATGAAGTCATTGCTGGCAAGTGGGGTAATGGTGATGATCGTAAAAATCGCTTAACAAAAGCAGGTTATAATTACGATGCAGTTCAAGCAAAAGTTAATGAAAAACTATATGGTTCAAAGCCTAGTAAATCCAACGAAGCAATTGCAAAAGAGGTTATTGCTGGTAAGTGGGGAAACGGAGCTGACCGTAAGAAACGATTAATGGATGCTGGATATAACTATGATGCAATTCAAAACATTGTAAATCGTTTGTGTAAGTAATTTGTAGGATAGTAGAAAATACTATCCTACTCTCCTTTTCATAGCAATGCCCTTTGTGTGAAAGGAGAGATTAAAAATGAATAGTTTTATACCATGGATTGGTGGTAAAAAGTTACTTAGAAAAGAGATATTAAGCAGGTTTCCTAAAGAGCAACCATCACGCTATATCGAAGTGTTTGGAGGTGCAGGATGGGTATTATTTGCGAAAGAACATAACAGTAAGCAATTAGAGGTATATAATGATCTCAATGGTGATTTAGTTAACCTATATAGATGTGTTAAATACCATGCTCAGGAAGTCCAAAGAGAATGTGAATTCTTATTAAATTCTAGAGAGATTTTTCTTAACTATAGGGAGCAAATGAATATCAATGGATTAACTGATATACAAAGAGCAGCACGCTTTCTATATATTATAAAGGTGTCTTTTGGTGCTGATGGAAGAACATATGGAACAAACGCTAAAAACATATCGTATTCGGTCGATATGCTTCCTGAAATCAGTAAACGTCTTAATAGAGTTGTTATAGAGAATAAAAGCTATGATAACCTTATTAAAGTATATGATAGAAATAATGCTTTGTTTTATCTAGATCCACCATATTATAAGACTGAAAAATATTATGGTGACTTGTTTGATGAAGAAGATCATGTTAAGTTAAGAGATATTCTAAAGAATATAAAAGGTAAGTTTATTCTTTCTTATAATGATTGTGAATTCATAAGAGAGTTATATGCAGACTTTTATATAGAAGAGGTTGAAAGAAATAACAATCTTGTTAAAGATGGCGATTCTAGATATAAAGAATTGATTATAAGAAATTACAAGTAA